TGCTTGTTCTTTAATTCCTCAGCAGTCCCAGGTTTAAAGAGAATTGATTTATCATCACTTACGCTAAATTCAAAACCTTTGAACTCATCGTTAAACACTTTGTTAGTGCGTTCTTCAAAATTCCTTCTCATAAGCTGGTGAGCTTCCTTCTGAGTGTTAGATTCCTCTAACATTGTCTTGTAAGCATTAAGATTGTTTTCTTGTTCATCAGATAATCCACCCCCACTTGACTCAAGAGGAATTTTATATTTATCTTTCTGCTCTTTGAAAAACTTCTTTGCTTTCGCAAGTTCTCTTTTCTTAGCTAATTTTTTCTTCTTGATATCACGCTCGTCATCTTCTTCACTGTCGTATCCAAATTTTTCGTCCATAATATCTTGAATATCTATCGCATCAAGACCTTCTTCTTGAACGCTTAGATAATCAGCCAAAACAGAATCTTCGTCCATGTCATCGTAGTTCTTTTGCAATTTGTAAAAGTCTTCGATTCCACGGCCTGTTTCTTTCTTATATTCAAAATACTTTAAAACATCTTCAGGTAATTCAGGATTTGATTCTCTCGTTTCAAATAATTCATCAACCGTCGTGATATCTTTATTGTATCTATTTTTAATAAATTCAAGAACATTTTCGTCATTTAACTCTGACGAGGGAGTTTTATCTTCAGCAACAGGAGCCTCTTCTTTTGGCTCTACTGTTTCTTTTGTTTCTGCTTTAGTTTCAACCTTTTCAGGTTTTTCCTCAGCTTGAGTTTCACCCTGTTGAGCTTCGTGTTTTTTTAACAATTGCTCTTCTACTTCGGCTTTTGATTTTTGAGTGTTGCCATCCACTGGTTTTACTTGTATTTTCATTAGATTAAATTTTTAACAAAATTAAACAATATATTTTAACAATATTTAGGCGGTTTTTAAATGATTATAAAGGTCTTTTCCTAATTTCTCTCCCACATCTTTATCTGATTTATAATGCACTCTTGCAACAATTCTACTTTTAGATATGTTATCTGCAACCCTTTCAAATTCGTTTGACATTTCTGGAAACATATCCGACAAAACAAGTGATATTAATTTGCTTTGAGCAGAATGACCTGAAGGAAACGCAGGTGTTTGAGCACTTTTCATTTTATGATAAGATAAATCTATGTCAAATTTTTTTGCTAATTCATTCGGGCGTGGTCTATCATGATAATTTTTTATACGTAAAATTACTGGTTGAGATTTTTCAATCAACTCATTCACTAAAGCAGCTGGATATGTTCTTGTTTTTTTTTTAAAAAGCTGTTTAAACGCTTTGTTAATATCGTCATATCTATTAGCGAGTGAAGTATCTAACTTCTGAGTTTGTAAAGACTTTATTTCGTTTAATGTTTTTAAACTAAAATCAGACGGGTAGTTTATGTGCTTATATTTATTGATATTGAAATCACTAAACATATTATTTTATTTAGGACCAAACTCTGCCAAATCAAAACCATCTAATGAATCTTCGTTAGACTCAAATTTTATAGCTGGTAGATTTCTTTTTCTTTGTTCAATTAATTTAGACTGTTGGGTATTAGCTTGACTAATTCTATTAGCCTTTCCTTTTTCTTTTGCTTTTTCTCTAAGGTCTATCTGCGATTGTTCAATACCCTTGAGCTGCATGTTATAAGCAAATTCTTTTTCCATCAACTGAGATTTCAGCATTGCTTCGTTATTCATTTTTTCAATTTCAAAACTTATCTCTGCTTGCTTTATTTGCATTTTAGACTGAGTCTCTAATTGTATTCTTTGTTGCTCTTGCTGTGCAACCATCATGGCTTGTTGTTGCGCCATCTCAGCTTGAGCAGCTTGTTGCATTGTAGCCTGCTGTTGTTCCAGTTGCGCTTTTCTTTTACGTTTTGTTTTTAATAGTTGATTAGCCATTTTAAGATTATGTATCTCTCTAATGTCTAAAGCATCTTCTAAATTAATATCGTTTTTAGATAAAGCCATTTGTATATTAGCCTCTAACATAGCTCTTTCTTCTTCATCAGGAGCTAACTCTAAGAATATACCAAAACTATATAAGTAAAGATTTTTAATATCTTCTAATAAATTCAAATTGTATTTACCTATTTGCATAGCAAACTGGTCTTTAAAATCTGAATACTCTAATACATCTGCAGTTCTTAACACTATACCCTCTGCTAATCTACGCGTTATATATAGACTTGCATTTAAAATATGTCTTGTGGCTGTGTTTGAATTTAAAGCTGCTAATTTTTGAACGCCAACTAATGCATCAGGATTAGGAGTAGAACCATCACGAGCTTCGTTTAATCCCGTTACAGTTCTAATCATATCTAAATAATGATTATAGTTTGCAATAAGCATTTGCATTTTCCCACCACCACTATTACTTGTTAATTGAGTGATAGGAACTTTTGCGTTATTAAATTCTCCATCTTGAGTAAAGCTTCTACCCACAACACTACCTGTCTGGAAATACAAGCGCAGAGCGTCTTCAGGATTATAAGCATTACCAGTACCCAGGTCAACCTCATTAAGTCCATCAGCGTCTATGAAAACACCATCAGGGACCATTCTAGCAATAACTTGTTGTAACTTTAAATGAGTTACTTGAATTAAATCAGCAAAAGGAATCATTCTTCTTACCAATGATTCATACATACCCTTGTAAAGTCTCGGAGCACAAGCTACATAATTAGGGAGAGCTTGTTGACTTGCAGCTTTTGGTCGCACCATGTTTTCTGCCAACTCCCATTTAAGTAATATGTTAGTACCCATTACCATGATACCATCATACCAAACTTCTATTTTTTTAGTAACCTTTTCAAAGTTACCTTCTGCCATCATTTCTTCTGGCGGGTTAAAGCTGTCATCTTTTTGCACAACCTTGAATGACCCATCAGCCATTCTTTTTTTCTTATAAACAAATGTATGTGTTGTTTTATAATTGAAATATAACAACGTACAAGTATCTCTGTAGAACAAAGAGTTTTCATAATACTGAGCGTTGTTATAATAATTATACCAAGATTGACTGTACTTAGCAATCTCCTCCATATCTTCGTTTGTAATATCAGGATTAATTTTTACAAGCTCCGCCATTGGTATGGTCTTGAGCTCTCCCCAATAAAAACAATCTTTGAAGTAAGGGTCTTCAGTATAACTATAAACTACATTTGCTGGGTCAACATAATCTAATTGAATGCCTTGTCCAGGTAAAAACTGGTGTTTAGTCATACCAACACCAATTGTCATTATATCGTAGTCAACTCTTTTTCTTATATCTTGATAATGATTTTGATTTAATACAGTGTCGATAGCTTCTTCTGCAGCGATTTCTACCGCAGGTTTATACTTCATTTGCATAAACAATTCAAGCTCCTCATTGTTTTCAGGAAGTTCTTCTTCGCTGGTTTGAAATACATTTACTTCAAAATCATCTTCTATTTGTTGAAATAAAGGACGAGCTATCATTTCCCCTTCTATCCTTTTTTGAAATGAATCTCTTTTTTCTGCAGACATTGCGTCTTCTGCAAAAGCATTTACTTTAAACAACCTGTCGTTCAGACCGTTTACAACTATATCAACAAATTTAGGAATTATAGGGACTGGCGTCCAGTCTAAATTTAGATAAGATAAATCGCCATCAATAGCAATTTCATTTTTATATTTTTGGACAGACTGTTCTCCACGCGCATACAATCGCAATCTATTGAACTCACCCCACTGGTTTAAATATCTACACGAACCATTATCTTTTCTAAACCATTCATATTGTATAGCCTGACCAACTTGTAGGCCATACTCCATTGTATCCTTCGTAGAGTCGGATGCAAATTCATCTGGAAACGCAGCTGCTTTTAAGTTAATTTCTACTTGTTTCATTTATTAATAATTCGACTAACTTTTTCGCTGTTGTTATATCTTGCAAAGTTAATGCTTATTTTCGATTTTTCTTTAGTGGGTGTATATAAGTGCTTTTGGTTAGCCATGATAGCTAAACCCGAACTAATTGACGCATCAAACTTAGTTCTATTGCTTATATCAAACTTAGCCCAATCTTCTAAAGTTCTTTGAAAATACATATCACCCATATCACCTGAGGTCCTATATACACCATCTGTATCAAGACCTATATATTTTTCTATGTAGGACTCTATAGCAGAAGCGTGTGATTGTTTTACATCTTCAGATGTATTTGGTATACCACCCAACTCTCTTTCGCTTTTAGAAAGCTTGTTATAAGTTTTGTCAGGCCTGTTTAAACAGAACCCTCTATACCCTCTATTTTTAAAATGATAAAGCAAACGAGGTTTGTTATTTTCACATAAAATAGGCATGCCATAAAACACACATGCCATCAACACTTCTTCAAAAAATATTTCTGCAGTTTGTGGTCGGGCTATATATTCTAAAAAGAAATGATTACTTGGTATTTCTTCCATAGAAAACTTAGTTAATCCATGTAAAGAACCGTTTGAACCTTTGCCAACTACAACTCCAGATATATCGTAAGAGTCACAACCAAATGAACCTAAATGTTCGTTGCCAGGAAAGAACCTACCATTCTTTCTAATGACATTATTTTGAAGAGAGTGTTTAGGGAAGTAAGTTACAAAAAATCTACCTCTTTTATTTGGGGACCATATAACTCTGCTATCCTTTATTCCATTTTCCCAGCTAAAAGAACCTTGACTAATAAAATGTTCTTTTATAATACCGTCATTATAATCTATCTGCTGATATATTTTGGTTAAATTAAATATAGATTGCTTGCTTTCATCTCTAAACGCATGGGATTCAGAACGCGGAAACTGTCTGTAATATTCATTTAACGCATCAGGGTCATGCTTTAAAGAAACAACTTCGTTTTCCCAGTAGTTAACCGCACCTTGATATATGTATTCATCATCAATACCTTTTACTTCTTGTTTAGGATTATCTAATACAGGCATACCATACCTATCAATAAAACCCTCCATGTTCCACTCCATTGGTACAAATAAAGAATATAATCCGCTTTTAGTTTGACCATTGGCATTTCTTACCTCACAATTAGAATCGTTATACAGGTTTTTAAAGTTTCTACCTCCCTTATCTAAAGCATTAGAAGTAGAGCCCATCATACATTTACCAATAACTTTACTTCCTAAACGTAAACAGGTTTTTGTAACACGCCAATTGTTTAAAATATTCTCAGGCTTCTCCCATTTACCACTTTCATCATGTATTAAAAGCTGTAATTTTTCTCCATCATAACTATTGTCCGAAGTATTCTTCCAATCTATTGTGGTATCTAATCCTTCTAAAACTTCTTCCTCTACTTCAAACATATTTTTCTTTGTAATCTTAGAAGCAGGAACTCTATAAGCTAATTCAGTTTTAGGTTTATCCATACCATCCTGTATTGGTTTAAAAAAGAATGGATAATTGTTGGATATAGGAACAATTTTATCGGTAAACATTTTTTTAGCATCACTACCTGTTTTAGATAATATACCTATTCTTGCGTTTTTAGTAATAGTTCCTGTGTTCACTCCTTTACATGAACTCATAAA